GTGCTCTTCCGCTTGATCTCCAGATCAATCTCGCGGACGCTGCTGAGATATGCGTATGCTACCTGTCTTTTGCTTCCTTCCATTCGTTCCTCCTTAGTTGAACGGTAATTCTTCATCAATTCCGTCCGGAATGTTCATGAATCCTTCCATGGCGTTTTCTATGGATCCCTGCTGCCCTGGTCTGTCCTGCTGCCCTTCCTGGCTTCTCTGGCCTGTATACATCGCAGCCATCTGGTCATCCATGGCAGCTCTTCCGCTGTCGCTGTTCTTGCTCTCAGCAAATTCCTGCTCTTCGATGACCACATCCGTTGTGTATGCCTTGATCCCGTCCTGCCTTGTGTAGCTTCCTGTCTGGATCCTTCCGGAAACACAGATCTTGGTTCCCTTGTGCAAATACTTCTCCGCGAACTCTCCCGCCTTACCGAATGCCACGCAGGAGATAAAATCCGCCTGCTGCCCTTCCTGCTTCTTGCCCCGCCTGTCTACTGCAAGCGTGTATCTTGCAATCGTGACCGGCTCAGCTCCCTGAGACTGTCTTACATCCGGTTCCTTGGTCAACCGGCCCATCAGCACTACCTTGTTCATATTTCCACCGCCTTACCGTCTACCACTTTGATCTTGTGAATATTGTTGTATTTCAGATCTGGTGCGATCTCATCGAAAGAAACAGTGAACATCTTCATTCCGCAATCTCTGGCCACGCTATACTCCATGCTGCATATTCCGCATCCGCGTTCTCTATATGGCTCGTCCGGTCCAATAAAGTAATCTGCCTCCGCCATCAGCTTGATGGAATCGCTCCGGCAACGAATGCGATCTGCAGCGTTTTTGCACTGTCGCAGCTTATAAGGATTCACAACCTGTAAGGTCTCCCCTGTATAGGCTTCTGCAATCCTCAGCATCATTTCAAGGCTCTTTCTGATGTCTTCTTCTGCCCTTCCGGCCATCGGGCAGGAAATAAACAGCTTGTGCCTCGGAATAGAAGGCTTCATTCGTACCTTGTACCCGTCCTGACAGGAAATTCCATCTTCTGTGATTGCGACAACAATCTTTCCGTCTTCTCTTACAACATCTGCTCTGTCAATGCCTTCTAATACTCCGTTCACTTTCGTTCCTCCCCACATTCTTCAAATGCTCGATAAGCAATTTCTATACCACGCGTGACATTCCTTATCAGATCTTCCATCGGAAGCTTTATTTCTTCGGCAATTTGAACTTCCTGGTATACAGAAAGTGCAGGCAGCTCCTTTGGCGTGCCGCCTGTAAGAAGCGAATGTCTTTCTGTGGCTGCAATGCACGGAATGCTATGTTCGTTAGCGATTTCCATTGCTTCAAGCATCAGACGATCGACTTTTTCCATCTCTTCTTCCTGCGCTGGTTCTGTTTTATCTGGCTCAGCTTCGGACTTGAGCCACTCTAAAGCTGCGCTGTAGCATCTCCCTACGAAGATGCAATCCTTACACGGTATTTTTGTACACGTATTTATTTCTCCGTCTTTTCCTACCGCAATGAAACTAGCGATTCCGTCAGTCGATAGCTCTCCAAGTTCAAGCTCATCGAATCTCTTTTTGTTTTTTCTCCTCGTTTGTCATTACTTTCCCTTTCTGTTGAGCATTTCCCTTACATACTCTTCAATTGTCTGCCTTTTCATCTTCGCTTTCCTCCTTGTACGGCTCTGGAAACGGCATCCATGCTGTGATTTTTATGGCATCATCTATGAGCATGTTTTCGTACCTTCCGTATTCTACAAGGACATCCTGCGTGATGTCTGAGTACCAATACCAGCGGTTGTTACAATAGACTGCTGCTCCGGAAAATTTTTTGCCTTTAATGTCGCTAAAGTACAGATCTAAATCTTTATTTACCCATGTAACAATTACTTCTTCCAGGTCCTTCGGTAATCTCTCAGTTACCGGAACCCACCTCATCTCATTCATTGCTTTTCTCTCCGTGTGACCCTCCTGCTCCTTTCACAGATAGCTCTGCCCGTATCTTTCACGGAATTTCTCCCTTGCCGGATCCTCTTCCTTCTTCAGTCCCAGCTTGAGCCTGTAATACTCCTTTTCGAAAGCTAACTGGCCTGCAATCTTTGACATGGCTTCTGCAGCCGGATTGTCGTGCACTCTTTCCATCACACTGCCTCCTGCTGCCCCTGTATGCTCTCTTGTTGTTAAGGGGATCGTAAGGCCGTCCTTGTCTGCAAGCGTCCGCAATGCCCCGCTTCTGCCCCAAATCAGGTGATGTGTTTCCTCTGCAGGGCTCCCGGATATTGCGGAGATGTCCCGATACTGCGTCACTATGCTTTTCATTCTCCGATTCCCTCCGCTCCCTTTTCGATGGTTTCCCGGCATCCGATGTAGATTCCGTTCTTCGATAACTGCATCTTTGCCGTAACCCTGTTGTCGATCGTTACGGATACCTTCTTGATGTATCCTCTGCATACAGCCTCAACGCCTTCTCTCAGAATCGCTGCAGCGCGTGAGCTTGAAGGCTCTACGGTTTCCTCAATGATGTTCTTTCCCTGCTCGATCATCGTCAAAACCCTGCGCTCTTGCTCTCCTGCCTCGCAGTTACATCTTCTTGTCGCCTCGCGGTCCAGCTCATCCTGTGTCATCTCTTCGCTGCTCTCAATGATGGCAGCCTGTCCGCAATATCTGCATGTTCCTACCATTTCGTTCTCCTATCCGACTGCCTTCCACAGCCTCAGCAATGTTTCGTCTTCTTCATTGACGAAGCTCACTGCGTTTCCCTGCAGCATTTCGTCTGTAAGCTCCCAAAGGCCCTTATTCTTGACCGTGTTTCCTCTTGCGGTTGTCCATCCAAGATCCTTCCAGCGCTTCATCTGGAAGAATCCCATCCGCACGTAGCTGCACTCTGTATGGATCTTTACTTCGTCCGCCTTCTGCTTCACGCCGTCAATGTACTTCAGTGCCCGGACAAGGGCGAACAGTGTGGATCCATCCGCATTCATTCCTTTGATTCTTGTCTGGAATGTCTTTTCCCAGCTTTCTCTCCCTTCGGTGCCCCGGACGCAGTATGCAACGGTTCCGTCCTGCTTCCTCGGGCCTTTGACGGAGGATACCGGGTAAATATCGTAGGTCATTCCTCCCTCTCTTCCTTCAGACGGAGCATAGACAGGTCGTTTAGTGCGTCCTGGAGCTCCTGCGCCGCGTTCTCGTATTTCTCCATTGCATCCTGAATCACATACTGCTCTTCATCCGCTCTGATGTGCCCCAGAGCCGCAAGCTGGAGCTTTAAGACTGCGATCTTATCCTTCACCACCTTCAGGCTTTCCCTGGCTTCCTGCGTCCCACGGAGAAGTTTTCCGGGGTCTTCCGACCCGACCGGCTCCGGCATAATCGGCTCCGCTTCATCCGGCTCCACTCTCTGAATGACTTTTGCCCCTTCAGACTCGCCATTTTCTTTTTCATTTTCTGATTTTCCGGATTCTGAAGAATCGGGACTCATTAGGTCTTCTACCTTATCGGATGGCTTTTCACCTTCCGATTGCCCCGGTGCAAATCCGGGAAAATTCTCGCCAAAAACATGCTGCCACTGGTCGCCCATCGTCTCCTGCCCCTGAACGATAGGCGAAAGTGCTCCCGCAAGGTCAATCCACGGAATATCCAGCTTCGAATTCTCCCGGATCCTGATCAGAACCGGTGTGATGTCTTCCCCCTTGAAAATCAGTGACAGCTTTCCGTGTCCCTGCGGTCTTGCTGTAAGATCCCCGATGCCGGAAGGGCACATTGCATCGAGAATGAGCTTCTTGCTGGTCATGCTCTCATCGCTCCAACCGTGGAATAACATCGTGAAGGCTTCTGTGTGCTCATGCAGCCATGCCTTCAGGAGAGCTGTCAGCGGCTCATCTTCCTGTGGGCCTTCCATGAGGACCTCAAGATCCGTGATCTTTCCTTCCTCCTGTACTTCCTTCTTCAGGCTTTGAATCTCCGTCCTTGTCATTTCCGGAGGAATTTCCTTTGCCATCGCATCCGGAAGACTCAGCATCTCGGAGAGCTTGCTGTAACCATGTCCACGGAACTGTTCCGCAAGGTGTCCGTTTCCGTCTCCGAACCTTTCTGTGATGGATACAAAGCGTGAAGACTGGTCCGGTCTGAGCCCGTATTCCTTTTCCGCAAACTCTCCCATTCCGGAATAGCCGGAACCTGAAAGGATATTGGTATCTCGTGCTTCGATCAGCATGTATCCGATCTGCACGAAGTTGTCCGCAGTTCTTACCATCAGAGCATCAAAACGGCGCTTAAAGTCCTCGTAGCTGTCATCTGCCTGGCCAATCGTCAACTGCCTTGTGTAGTCCTGCGGCTTTTCTTCCTCACTCGTAAACTTAACTTCTCCCATGTTCTCTTCCATGCTTTTCTCCTTATCCTGCTGCCATCAGTTTTTCTTTCTGTGCTTTGCTCTCTTCTGCTTCGACGGCTTCGAAGTTCTTTTTCACCTGCTGCATCCAAGCCTTCAGGATCTTGTCTGTTTCTTTCCAGTCCGGCTTCCGATCATATGCGGCATATGCCTGTTTGATTCCGTTTTTATCCACTTCTACCGTGTACCATGGCTCTTCCGGAGCTTCTTTCTTTCGCAGAAAGCATATCCAGCTCTCACGTGCGGCCATCTTCGCCATGTATGTATCCGAAGCCCCGACACAGTGATGCTGCAGCCTTCCTTCGTGGATGATGTCTTCTGCGGAGCTGGCCGGCCGGACAAAATAATCGTCCTGCTGCCATGCGAAGATCCTTCTGTTTCTCTCCAGATCTCTGCATATTCCCGGAAATTTTGCCGCCCGTTCTTCGTCCTTCTTCCGGTTCAGCTCCTCCAGGTAGATGTCGTGGAAGTGCCTCCACCGTTTATTCCTGTAGATGATCTCGCTGTGGATATCGCATCCGCGCCGTTCGGCCATGTCCAGGTAGTCCCGGTACATCGTGATTTTGGCTTGGAGAGTCATTTCCTTTTCTGTCACTTCCATGAGCCTCATGAAGTGATTTGCATTGATTCCCTTCTCTAGAATTTCCGCGATCCTGTCCAGCGTAGTATCGCTTTTTATCCTGCCAATCTTTTTCAGTGTTTCATCGGTCGCCTTCGGGCACATGTACAGCGTGATCAGCATCATGCTGTTTGCATTCATGGCGATCAGGCGCTTTGCCTTCTGCCTTCCTACTCTTTCCAGAGCATCCGCCATCTTGGCCACGCCTTCCGCCCCCTCTGCGTTGATGAACTCCGCCAGGCACTTTCCAAGTCCCGCCTTTACGGCCCGTTCCGCAAGATCCGGCGTTCTTTTTACCGCATCCATCAGCTTCCATCTGCAGATTTTCCCCGGAATGCCTCTGATGATTTCTCTCCCCTGTATCCCAATTCCAAGGTCTTCAAGGTTTTTGGGATAAAAGTCCGTTTGAAGCGGCGTGTACGTCATGATGCACTTCTTATCCCACCACCTTTGTTTTGTGCCGTAAAAATTGCGGACTGTTCCGTAGTACCAGTCGTTCCATTCCTTCGCTCCGATCTCACTTGCGTACCCTCGGACGACTTCCGTCACAGACATCTTTTCCGGATTCTTGAAAAAAACAACCCTGAAGATGCGTTCAACAATCCTCCCATCCGGCATCTTCTGGAAAAGCGACGTGAAATGTACGCGCGTATACTTGTCTTCCGCTGACTGGTATCTTTTCTTTATCCAGTCCACAAAGCGCAGAGGCAGTGCCGGAACGTCTTCCATCATCTCCTGGATTCTTTGGAACTTCCGATTCTGCGCATCGCAGCTCTTTCTCCAGCTAATTCTGTACTCATAGCTGTCTATCTGGTTTATTGCACTCCCTGAACCTTTGCAGAAGCTCTCCGCTTCTTTCCGCGACTCTTCATCATCTGGCCAGTGCACGATTTGACACGGACTTGTGATTCTTGTCCTTGACCATGTACACGTTTCTGTGTCATAGGTCAGATACCCGTCTTTCCAGGTGAAATGTACCCTGTCAGAGTCCGGAAGCACTGTCATCAGTGCCATTCCGTCCGGTGTCCGGATCCTTCGTATAAACGGATCCTCCGGATTCTCCGGGATGTGCTTCAGCAGTTCTTTCTTTTTCATCCCGTCACAGCCTCCATGATGGCCGCTTTCAGGTCTCTGTCCGTCCCGCAGGCAACGCCCGCGTTTCCTTCACGATGCTCCATGGCCCGCCTCTTTATCTCATCCCATACCTTGTCCACTCTGGCGCCCTTTTTCATGAGCGCGATGCAAAATTCCGGATCATCCAGCATGGTCTTCGCGAAGCTGTAGATGATAATTGCTGCCGGTCTCGGTATCCTGCTGTGTTCTTCTTCGACCTTCAGTCTTCCCTCTGCGGCTGTGTACTCAGAAGCCAGCTGCTCCAGATCTCCCGCCATAAAATCAGCTGCGTCCTCCGGATCAATTCCGTTCTCTTCCGCAAGAAGTCTCAAGCTCTGCGTGTCGCCTTCCTCTCTCAGGCCTTCCGCTGCGCGGTTCAGCTCTTCGGCGGATCCGAACTCCCCGAATTTTTCGAATAACTTCTTTTTTGTGTCTGCCATTTTCCTTTCTTCCTTTCCCCGGCCTCCTGCCGGATGTATGTGATCTCCTGATACGGTGATCCATCTTCCCGGACTCCGTATGAAGTGTGATCCCTGTCGATCCCCCATCCTTTCCGCTCCTGTGGTTCCTTGAAGCGTGTCCTGTAAATTACCCGGACCGTAATCCTTGGTTTTCTCAGATTCCGCGACGGGTTATAGAGCTGCCCTACCTTCCTCCCTTCCGTTTCTTCGGTCTTCTGTGCGTATTTGACGAAGTAGCTTGCTATTCCTGCGTACTGGCCGCCGGAATTCAAAGGAACAATATTTACTATCTGGCCCTTCTCCCAACTCTCCTGCAGCTCCCTCAGATCTGCGTCTGAAATCACCATATGCACGTGCCTGGAGCCTTTCGGCCCTACTTCCAGCGTGTATATGTACTTCAGTTCTTTCCCGGCTTTCCGGTATCTCCTCTTCAGGCGCTTTAAGAAGTTGGCCACCCTCCTTTTCATGTCTTCCGAATCCTTCGGAGCATCTGCTTTCTTCCAGGACAAGGTAACGAGTGCGTCTTTCCCATCTTCAAAATTCTCGTTCAGAGTCCACCTGAGCCTTGCTTCTGCTCTTTTCAGGTGGGCTCTCCTGCTGCTCTCGCTTTCCTGTCCTTCCGGAGGACTTCCTCTTCCTCTTTTTCCCAAGCGCGGGGCAAGGTACCTCTGGACCTCCATTACCTTCCCCGCTTCAATGACTCTCTCTATGCCTCGCATTTCCGTTTCCTATCCCTGCAGATGTCCGTAAGATGGATTGCTTTACCGCGTCTGCAAAGCGGATCCTCCCCGCTTTTTTTCTTGTAGTTTTCTGGAAATGCGTTATACTGGATGTAGTTGAGCTGCGTTCCTGCAGGCATTTCCAGAAGAGACGGTTTTCCTAGGACCGTCTCTTCATTTTTTATGTTCTTCTTCCGGATTAATCCCGGCTTTCTTCAGCGTCACGTAGCAGATGTGTCCCCTTTCCATTCCAAGAGTCTTGCAGTGCTCATCGCACCACGCTTTCATTCCTGCCTTTTCCGACGCCTCCTGAACTGTTCCTCCGTAAATGCACCGGACTGTCATAGTCCTGCCTTCCTTCCGCGCCACATCTGCGTCTGCGCAGCGGTTACTGTTACGCCATATTCCGCCGCGATCTCTGTCCAGCTCTTCCCGGCTTCTCTTGCCTCGATCAGCTCCTTCCGCTCTGCATCCGTCCACGCGTGGAAGCCTTTTCTTGTGTGTTTCTTTCTCTTTTCTTCCGCGATCCTCTTCTTTGCGGCTCTCTGTGCTTCCCAGCTCTCCGGAATCTTAAATTTCTCGTGATATTCTCTTGTCGGCGGTAGCTGTGTAGCCGGCAGCGCAATGTTTTTCACCAGTGCTTTCATGTCTCCCTCGTTTCCCGCTATAATCAGAGCGGAGGTGCTGCTATGTTTGAATTGAAATGCTTGAAATTTCTTCGTTCCCTGTGGACAATC